ATGCTTGGAGGGCTTGTTCGCGCGCACATGATGCAGATGGCAAGTGATTATCATACTGCAGGTGAGAATGTCAACATGCATACCAAGGATGCCGCCTTCACTGTATTAGGCCACATTTCCATCTCCATGAAGTCACAGCATAAACGAGCCCTTAAGATGATCAAGTCCCACATTGATAAGCTCATAGCCATGGGTTATGAGCACCAATCATGCCTGTTGTCACAATGCCTCGGGGCCACAATGGCATCAGCCAGAACCCGTAATGCAGGCCGCATAGCCCAGAGGATACGAAACAAGGTCATAAAGCCTGATGATTGTCTCGGATTTTCTTTCCAGAAAGCCCCTCTGCTTGAGGCTACCCTCACCTGGATGGATCACTTGTCTCACAGTCTTTGGTCATATGAGCCCACGGTAGAGGTGCAGACCCTTGCCAATACCTATGGATCTACTGTATTGGCCCATAAACCTGGCCGGCTCAAATTCCCAGAACCATCCACACGCGCACGGTCCAGAGGCCAGAAAGCGAGGAAACCAGTCTTCTTGCTTGAAACATATGGCCAGACCCCCTTTGGGAGACACGTGGTGTCAAGAGCCGGTGCTATCCTGGTTCAGGCATTTGGCACGGAGGAGAGGAAGGCTATGCAATTGTATGAGGCTTCAAAGATATACAGATTCATTCCCGAACACACTTTGTATGGCGGTAGACTTCCACTATCTTGGACGAGCCAGACCTCATGTGTTCTGAGGTCCAAAACACCTAAGGATAGTGCATCATACTCATACAGACACGGGAACATTTGGGGATACATGAATGGTGAATCAATCCAGTACCTGCGTGAAGTGGAGTCTGAGAATCCTGGGGTGCCTGTGCTTGCAATGAACTATGCCTCAGGTGGGCGAGCTCATTTTCACTGTGTTCATAATGGCACTCCCTATTCGGCTTCTATAGATTTTGATCCTGGAACAGCAGCGAGATTTCAGAAGTTTTATGTCAAGGCTAGGGGTGGTAAGGACGTTGTGCTGGTACAGCAAGACTGGGGATCTGAAAAAGAATGGTATGGCGTTGGCCCCACGGCATTAGAAATTGAGGCCTTCCAGGAGGATCTACCCACAAAGTTCCCAAACAAAGACGTCGAGGCAGCCTGGAAGAAAGTTGAGACCCAACGCTTTGTGAATGTACCATTGGCTGCGGCATTGCAAGAACACGAGTCAACATCAGTGCTATACATTGTGGATCCTAAGCTCACGCGGCGATGCTCAAAGAAATGGGTTGGATACAATGCAGCCAAGTTTTTGGCATCACTAGCCACTGGTGCATACTGGTACACAGCTATATCGGGAGTCTGTGTTAGGGCCTATCTCAAGGGGCACTATGGTCATGAAAACTGCTGGACAGGACCAGTCCTGGGATGGAGGGCCACAAGACAGCAAGATCCCGAGTATGGATGGCATCCCCCCGACCAAGGTAGCGTAAATACCATGTCAGTGATTGGAGGAATTGATGATGACACAGATATCTCGGTTCTTAATCCAAAGAAATATGCAGAGACACACTGCTATATCGACCGCAGCGGGATCCACACTGTGAATGAAATGCATATCCTAACTGAGGATCTAAGAAACATTGATCTAATCCGTGCGGTTAACGGAGGCAGCCTCGTCTTCAATGCCAG